AAACCAAGGCACAAACCGTCGCGGGGTGGAGCAGCCCGGTAGCTCGTCAGGCTCATAACCTGAAGGCCGCAGGTTCAAATCCTGCCCCCGCAACCAAAATCTCTCAAACATATCAGATACTTAGAACCCGACGTAAACCGTCGGGTTTTCGCTTTTGGAATTCTTGTCAACACTTGGTCAACGTTTTTCGAGGCCCCCTTCGACGGGCAACATGATCGCGCAGAACCCTGCAATCATGCCGCCGCCCTGCATGCCGGTTCAAGCCAATCCCAGATCTCCGCAGTGACCTCCGCGAGCGGCCGTCCGTCGAGAGCCGTGCCCCCAGAGTAGGCCCGCCATTGCGTCATCTTTGTCGGGTCGGTCGAGAATTCCTCCGACAGACCGACAGGGCAGACGGCTGGAACGATCGTATCGCGTCGAGCGAAGGTTCCTCTGATCGCAGCCGCGAGGTCGTCCATGTCGATGTCAACGGACTTCGGCAGCGTCCACAGATCATAGAGATCCTTCATCCGGCTGTTCGCCAAGCCCAGCGCCACCACGGCCTGATACTTCTCGGCGATGACCGTTGCCGGTGAATAGGCGCGGATCGATGCGGCTGGAAAGTCGAGCAGAGAGCCGTACTCGATCTCGAATTGCGGATCGGCCAAGGCATCGCCGAAGCCGAGGTCAACTGTGATCGGAATGCGCGTGTTGCCCAAGCGGGCTTCGGTCCGGAGTCGCATCCCGCCATAGATCTGGTCTTCTCGAATGGCAACGGCCGTCAGGCTTTCAATGTCATAGACCAGCCCGTCATCGCCATCTATGGCGAGTATCTGGGAAAAGGCAGTCTTCAGTTCCGCCTCCTCGTCCGAGCCGAACGCCAGGAAGTCGATGTCCCGGGTGAAACGGCCAGTGTCAGCCGTCCACAAGGTGACGAGCATGCCACCCTTCAGGACAAAGCGGTCGCGATATCCGGAGACCGACAGCCGGTACACCAGTCGTTCAAGGCCGAAGGCAACCAGGACCACGTCGAATAGCTGACCTTCAGCACGGGCAAGGTTCAGCAGACGCTGACGCACGGAGGCCGCGATGTCCTTGGGTTGCTTAGCCATTTGACGTCAGGGCCTCCAGATAGGGGCGCATCTGGTTCCACGCCCCGTTCTCGCGAGCGGCTGCAGCAAGCTGGCCTGCCGTTGCCTTCCTGGCGCTTAGCGCGGCCTTCATCGCTTCAATGGCAACCGATCGGTCTACAAGCTTCGGGTTCCGAAATGCGTCGGCAAACGTCTTGGCTATGGAATAGACGCGGACCTCCGCCTCCCCGATCCGATGGACCTCGGTGCCATTGGTCAGGTAGGGCTCACGGAAACGCACGATGCGGATGCGAGGGTATTCGATCTTCGGTGCCCAGTCCTTGGCGCCGATGGCGATCCACACCCGGCGTGGAAGTTGGTCGGTCAGCTGATGAAAGGACAGTGCCGACGTCAGGCAGATGACGGCCTTGGGTGCGAGCTTGGCGATCTCGATGAGCCCAGCATGAAGGTCTGGCTCGCTGTCGGGCAGCTGGTACAGTCCCCGCCCAATCCGTACCACCACGCCATCTGCCACCGCCCTCGCGATGGTGGTTCCGCTCACGCCGATGGAGGCCAGATCCCTTGAACGGGCTGGCGCATGAACTTCCATGTAGTCGATCATGCGGGCGCGCTGGCCCTGATCCGTCGCAAGCATCGTTACAAAACCTCGGACACAAGTGCATCCTGTCATAGGTTTTGTAACATGCCGCTCGGCTTCACGCAACCTGCGCAGGTCCGCACCCCACGGCGTCATCATGTTCAATCACCGCAGATTTTGCGGAGATTAGACCCGCTATTCTCCGCACGACTGTTCCATAGGCGGATTCTGCCGTTCGATGAACCTTGGAACGGATGGACCACGGATCACAGGAAGCGGCTGAACCGTCAAATGCGGTTGCGCGCGATCACCTCCGCGGCCGACGACGGATGGTAGGTGGATTCTGGCGCGCTGAACCCAGCGGCAAGTTCCGCCTGCAACTGCGTAAAGGCCGCGGCCTCCTGGCTTGCCCTGTCACGCCGGATCAGGTCTTCAACATAGGCGCTGACGGATTGATAGGGCCCTGCGTCGCTCACCATCAACGTCAGGAACGCGTGCAGCTCCTCGTCGATCTCTAGCGTCATCGTCCTAGGTCGGGCCGTCATCCGTCTCTCCCTCCTCGCTGTCAGCTTGAGCCTCGGCGACCGCTCGGCCGCAGTCCTCGCCCCGCCATCATTGGCATGTTCGCACTTGATCCCGCAACACGGCGTAGTCGCTAAGCATCCTCACGATCACGGCCCCTTCCGGCAGGGCTTTGACCTCGTCGGCGGCGTGCGCCTGATCTTCAGCCGTGTAGTCGACTACCGGCGGACATGGCGCGTGCGTCTCAGAACCGCCCATCGCGCAGCCGGTCAGCCAGAGCATCGCGATCAGGAGGGCGGCGGGCAGCGGCGTCAAGCATCTGGCGGTGGATGGCATCGTTTCTCTCCCGGGCATCAAGCCGTTCGGCTGCGCGTCCAGCGCGTTCACCGGCGCGGCGCAGGTTCAGTAGGAACAGCAGGATCGCTGCGGCAGTGAGGATCAGGCCCAGCGCCTTGCGCGCCGGGCCATGGGTCAGAAGCCAGCCGATCATCTCTGGCCCCGTCTCCAGTCGTCCAGCCGGGCGTGGATGGTGACGGCGATGCCGATCAGCGCGATGGCGATCAGCACCCAGCGCAAGGTGTCGAGGTAAGGCACCAGCGGCTGGATCGTGGACTGGGTTTCGGCGAGAACGTCCTGCAGCACCTCCACCCCGGCCGCACCGACGGTCGCCGCCCCAGCCGCACCGCCGCCGCGCAGGGTGCGGCTTTCAGACAGGACTTCGCGCGCAGGCGGCAGTTCCGGGGCAAAGGGGACGGGCCGCGCGGGGAAGGGATCGCCCCAGGACCGGGCGGGACCGAGGTCGATGTGCATGAAGCCGGAACGCGGGTAATAGCCGAAGCCAAGGAACCCTACCGTCCTCGCCGCCGCTTCGAAGGCCGCGGGATCGTGGTTCGACATGGCGATGTCGAAGGCCGTGCCCTGCATGTGCTTCGAGGCCGGGGCCCCGCCCACGGCCCGGTTGTGTTCCGGGCTGCGATAGGCCGAGCGGATGATCAGCGGCTTGCCCAGCCGGTCGCGCAGGGCCTGCAGCTTGTCCATGGCTTCCGTGTTGATCTTGATCGCGCCGGTGCCGCGGCAGGCGATCTCGGCGGCCGAGAAGTTCGGCCAACGCCATGCAGTCGCGGGCAAGTCGCGCCAATTGGGGTAGGTCAGGGTGGGCATGGTCAGTTCTCCAAATGAATAACCCGCCTCTTGGGCGGGGGACGAGGTCGTGGTGGTGATGGCGTTCGTCGATCAGTCGGATCGGCCGCGCTGGAAGGCGTCGAACAGCATGTCGCGCATCGAGCGGATGTCGGTCTCTATCCGGTCGAGGCGGTCGCTGTCGGCCTTGCGGTCCTCACTGCGCTGGCGGTCGATGCGGTCCCGGTCGGCGACCAGTTCGCGGTCGAGGCGGTCCAGCAGAGCCTCGTTGGTGAAGGCCTTGCGGGTGATCGCCGCGATAAGGGCCATGGTGCCGCCGATCAGGGCGGTCAGCGCGGCGGTGATCCCGTGGTCCCGAAAGGCGCGCGCGACCTCGCTGGTCAGGGTGGTCTGGTCGTTCATGATGGTCCTTTCATTGCCGCGGGCTGCGGTCGATCAGAAGTCGGTTTCCAGGTAGACCCCGGCGCAGTCGTAGGCGACGGCGGCGGCCGTCGCGCCCGTGTTCATGAAGAGGCGCGGCGACAGGAATTGCGTGGCAGCGGGCAGGTCGGCGGTGATTTCCTGCTCGAAGACCGCGCCAGAGACCTCGTCGACCACGCGCACCCAGACGGATGACCCATTCGGTGGCGCAGCGATGAACAGGGTCAGAACGCCGCCCGTCGCGATGGCGAAACTCGCCCCCATGTCGGTCAGGGTCGGCGCCCCGGTGCCGTCATTCGCGACCAGTTGCCAACGGGTGTGCGTGCCGCGCTGGAAGCCGATCCCGATGCAGTGGATGGCGGCGGCCAGCGTCAGGGTGGTGGCCAGCGCGGCCGTCGATCCATAGAGGCCGAAGAACCCCATGCCAGTTGCCTGCAGGGTCGTCAGCGAAATCCGCGTGACGAAGGTCCAGCCGCCGAGGCCCGCCGCGTTCCCGCGCCAGCAGGCCCAGCCTGCGGAGCGCTGGTCGGCCACTGAGTCCACGACCGCCGCGGAGGTCAGACGCCAGCGCCGCATGCTGGCGGCCAGGTTCGTGGCGGCCAAGGTTGGGTGCGAAACGGTGCCGACCGAAGTGATCGGCATCCCTTCGGTGGTGATCGTCGTCGTGACTGAGGGCGACCAGGTCGCGATCCGGTTCACCCCGAAATGCGGCTGGAGCGGGAAGTCCCGCCCCGAGGGGCGCATGACGTCGATCCACGGGGCGCCTGCGCGGTTGCGGGCATAGACGGCGGCCTTACCTGTGGGCGGCGGGGTCGGCGCGGCGCTGAGGCCCGGCAGGACTGTCGGCTGCGGTAGTTCCACCTGGCCGCTCGCGCGGTCGATACGGATCGCGTCATAGAAGGCAGAGCCATCCGGGCTTACCTTGAAGCTGAAATCGTCGTTGCCGAGAAGCCCGATCAACGCCCGCGCCGAAAACCCGGTCTTGAAGGCGAAGGCGGCGTCGTTCGCCGGGGCCGCCTTGTTTACCGTCGCCTCGATCCCTGCGCCTGCGTTGTTCAGAAGCACCGCAGGCGTGTTGACCGACATCCGGTTGTAACTGTCGGCCGTGGCCCCGCCGAGACCGAGCAACTGCGCGGTCAGGTTGGCCTGCGGCATGCCGACCTGCGTGACGGCATTGGCGAAGGTGACCGTGGGCGTGTTCACCACCGTCGCCCCGCCCGCGCCAGCCGTCGCAGAGCCGATGTTCACGACCGTCGTCGACCCGGACACGCCGCCAGTGCCGAGGTTCACGGTCTTGGTCACGCCGGTGGTCGTGGCGCCGATGCCCATGCCATAGGTGGCGGTCGTCGTGGCCGTGCCGATGCTTGCCGAGGCCGCCGAGACGGTGACTGTGCCCGAGGCGGTCAGCGTACCCGAGAAGGTCTTGTTGCCGGTGAAGGTCTGCGTTCCGGCGAGGATCGCCAGTTCGGACGAGGTGTTCGGCAGTGTGAAGCTGCGCGTGGTGCCTGCGCTGATCCCCGCCAGCGAGAAGGTGGCCTTCTTCGTCGGATCAGCGTCGTTCACCAGGCTGAACACCGCATCCGACACGTCGCGCGGCTCGCCCACAACGTCCCACGCGCTGCCGGTCCAGACGAGGAACAGTCCCTCGTCCGCAACCCACACCAGCCAGCCGGTGCGCGGGACGAGCCGGATCCATGCGCCGTCCACCCAGAAGGCGATGTTCAGATCCCACCCGGCCCAGAGGCCGGTGGCGCCCGAGGCGACCAGATGGCGGTTGCCGTCGGCGGGGCTGGCCGGGGGCGCGGTGCGCGTGCGGTCGAGGACCGAGAGCTGCACCATAGCATCGAGCAGGCGCAGCGCCTCGTTGTGGGTAACATGCTTCTGCGCTTGAGCGGCCAGCAGATACGGCAGCCCAAGGTGCGTCGTGGTGTCGGACATGGGGGTTCCCGCGAGTTGGGATCAGAATTGCAGCGTGGCGGCCGCGGGCGTGCCGCGGCCGAGGCGGTTCGAGAGCTGGTAGATGCGGATCGCCAGCGTCTGGCCGGGCCCGAGCGGCGCACCCCAATCGGCGTTCTGCTGAGCAGCGGTGTAGAGGACGGAGGGCGTACTGCTGGTCAGCGTCCGCTTTATCGCAGCGCCGTCGAGGATCTGGAGGTCGTAGGACTCAACGTCTTCGGCCAGCGGCACCTCGACCTGCTCCCAGGCATCGGCGACCAGCGCGCGGGACCGCCGTGTCCAGCGGATGGTCAGATCGCCCGTGTTCCGGGCCGTTCGCCACGGCTGTTCGACATGCACCGGCGCGAAGGGGACAAGGCCCCGCCCGGTCGGCGTGAAGCCCAGCGCGGCGTAGCTCGCATCACTGACCGCACGCGCGGCCGGTCCAACGCGCCAGTTCCACTGCAAGCCAAGGTCTGCCTCGGCAATGGGCAGCGACGCCAGCGTTGTGTCCAGCACCACGACCCGCGCCCCGGCCGGGGCGGGATTGCCCATGGAATATTCTGACCCGCGCTGCCCGCGGAGGAGGCGGGTGAGCCGATAACGACCGGTGGCGACCAGTTCAGCCGCGCCAGCCTGGACGATCTCCCAAAGGCCCGCCGCTGTCTCGACGGCTACCGCATTGGCCCCGCCGAACAGCGCGACGTCGGTCACGCTTTCCAGCGTTCCCGACAGCAGATCGACCACCAGCGCGTTGCCGAGATCGAAGCGTGAGGTGGGGCCCGGAAAGAAGTCGAAGGCGAGCGTGCCGATCCGGGCCCGACTGCCGAAGGTGGTCAGCAGATTGAACCCATCCGTCGATGCGCTGCGGAACACTGCGATCTCGCCCGGCCAGGGGCTGGCATGGGCAGCGATCAGGGGGCGATGGGCGGGCTGGTCCTCCGAAATCTGCGGCAGGTCCAGCATCACCACCTCGGGCATGCCGAAGACGACGGGGCTCGAAAGCGAAGCCGGGCGGGGATCGCCGGGCGGCATGTCATACGCGGCGCGGTCCTGCCGCACCGCCTCGATCCCGCGCGCTTCGGCATCGGCGACCGAGACGAGGCGGAATTCCACCTCACGGCCGTCGTGTGCCAGCCGGATCACGTCGGCCGGATCGAGAGCGAGCCGCGAGGGCGGCAAGCGGAAGGTGGCACTTTCCCGGCCGATCCAAGCTTCCATCAGCGCGCGGCGGCAACGGCGTTCGGCCTCCTCGGGCGGGATCGCCATGGGGAAGGACTCGGACGCGATGCGGGTCGTATCGACGGTGATGCGGCGGGCTTCGACGAGGGCCGCGTCATAGTCTTCGTCCGCCCGCGCGACCTGCCACTTCAGCGCCTGCGGCAGTTCCGTCTCCTGGCCGCGGGTCAGCTCAAGAGCCTCACCCTCGCGGCTGGACACCAGATCATCGATGGCCAGCGTAGCGGTCGAGGCACGGCCGCGCATGACGAAGCGGATCACCCCCTCTGACTCGATGGCGTCAAACCCGAAATGCCGGGCCAGCGTGGAAATCGACGCGCGGGGGCTTTCCAGCGCGACGATCACATAGCCCTCGACCGCGCCCCAGAGGCCGGTGACGTCAATCAACGCCTCATCAAGCCCAGCGCTCAGGCCGAGATGACGCACAAGGGCCGCCAACGACACCGCACCGAGCCGCCCGGTCAGCCAGTGCCCGAGCCGCCAGTTCGGGCCATCGGTCCAGACGCCGGTCAGTTCGGGGAAGAAGGGATAGGGTCGCGCATCCCAGGTCCAGGCGGCGCATTCGGGGACATGCACCATCCGGCCACCGTAGACGGATGAGGTTGGATTGTTCGCGCCCTGACCCCACCAGAGGTAACTGGCCTCGAGATAGGCACGCTGGATCGTGTCATCTCGCCAGCCACGGGAGAAGTATGGGGTGAAGCTCTCCGAGGACTTCGGGTCGAAGAAGACGTTGGGCTGGTTCGTGCCCCGGTCGATGGCCGGGCAGCCCAGTTCCGTGAACCAGACCGGCTTTGACTGCGGCACCCATGCCGTGGGCGTGCCGCTTTCCACCCCGCCCGGCCTGTTGAAATGGGGGTTCGACCACCAGGCCCGCAGATCCTTGTAGCGAAACACCCAAGGCTTGCCTGCGGCACCGTCCGTGATCGGCGTGCGGATCTGGGCCGACCTGTCGGCGGCGGATGCATAGAACCAGTCGAAGCCCTCGCCCCCTGCGATGTTCGCCTGCAGGTAGCCGCGGTCATGGATCGCCGCCCAGCCTGCCAGCGCATCCGCATGGTCGAAGCCGTCGCGCCAGTCGGAGAGCGGCATGTAGTTGTCGATGCCGATGAAATCGATGTTGGCATCCGACCAGAGCGGGTCGAGGTGGAAGAACACGTCCCCCGTGCCATCGGCGGGCTGGTGCCCGAAATACTCCGACCAGTCGGAAGCGTAACCCACCTTTGTGCCCGGCCCGAGGATCGCCTTCACATCCGCGGCCAGTGCCTTGAAGGCGGTCACGGCCGGATAGGCGCTGGCGCTCGACCGGATCGTCGTCAGCCCGCGCATCTCGGTGCCGATCAGGAAGGCATCGACCCCGCCCGCCACGGCGCAGAGATGGGCGTAGTGCAGGATCATCCGCCGCAGGCCCCAGTCGCTGGAGGGGCCGGTCCAGCTGACAGTGTCGCCAGAGATCGCGAACTGCGCCGGGGTGGCGGCGCCGAAGAAGCTGGAGACCTGCGTCGCCGCAGCGGCGGTCTTGTCGGCGGCCCCTGCGAAGCCTGCCGCCGGGGAGCAGGTGATCCGCCCGCGCCAGGGGAAGGTTGGCTGGCCGGGCGTCGCAGCATTCGCACTGTATGGGTTCGGCAAGATGTTGCCGGGCGGCACGTCCATCAGCAGGAAGGGGTAGAAGGTGACGCGCAGGCCGCGCGCCTTCATCTCGCGGATCGCCTGCACCACCGCGAAATCGGCAGGCGTGCCGCCATAGACCGGCCGGTCCTCGGCGTCGCGGCTGACGAGATGCGCATTCGCCCGCGCCACGCCGTTGACGGTCCAGACCTTGGGGCTGGTGACCTTGGCCGCCACTTCTACGCCGGGCTTGATCGTGCAATTGCCCGCACGCAGGTCATTGCCGAACCAGGCGACGACCAGGCTGACGCTTTCGGCGGCCGGGGCCAGGGCCTGCAGGCGGTCCAGCGCCACGACGATGTCGGCCTCATCGGGCAGCGCGTTGAGGTTCTCGGCCGAGGTTGTGCCGCCGGTGGTCTGGCCGAACACCGTGGTCGTCGCTCCGACCGTCTTGCGCACAGCTTCGGTCGCATAGGTGAACTCGCCCGAGGCGGGGATCATGGTGATGGCCTTCACCAAGCCCTCGGCTGTGTCGGCATCGGCCAAGGGCCGGAACACTTCGAAGGACAGCTGCGGCAGGCGGTTGCCATAGGTGGAAAGCGCCAGTTCCTCGAAGACGACATAGGCCGTGCCGCGATAGGCGGGTGTGTTGGCTGCGCCCATCTTGGCCGCAATGAAGGGATCGGCCCCTTGGGTCTCGTTCCCAGGATACCAGCGCCAGGTGATACCGGTCATATCCAGCGGTTTGCCATCGGCCCAGATGCGGCCGATGCCGGTGATCGGCCCCTCGCAAAGCGCAACGGCAAAGCTGGCATAGTACAGATACTCGGTCGTCTGGACCCTGCCGCCGCCCCCGCCCTTGCCGCCACCCTGCGTCGTGGTCTTCGTCTCCTCGCGGAAATCCGTGGCCCAGATGATGTTGCCGCCGATGCGCATGCGGCCATAGAGGCGCGGGAGGATGGCCCCTTCGGTGGCCGAGGTGATCCGCAGGCTGTCGAGGCGCTGGCCCTCGATCTTTTGCGCGGGCGCCAGCGAGGACACGATCCAGCTGTCGACCACCGTGCCGATGGTCGAGCCGATGAAACCGCCGATGGCGGCACCGGAAAAGCCAAGGATCGCGCCACCGAAGGCCCCGCCGATGGCGGAACCGATGGCACCGAGGACAAGGGTGGCCATGGGAAAATCTCAGCGTGCAGGAAACAGGAAGGCGAAGGCGATCTTGCGTGCCCAAGCAGGCGTCAGCGGTTCCTCGATCACGCCGAGGCGTTCGTAGGCGTGGAGGAAGGTGTCGGGGCTGGTGAGGATCCCGACATGCTTGGCGATGGCGCGGGGCATCATCCGGAACAGGATCAGCGCGCCGGGCGGCGCATCGGCGGGTGCGATTTCCGGCATCATCGCCCGCGCTCCGTCTGCCAGCACCTCGCTCGGCCCGGTCTCACCCCAGTCGCGGCTGTAGGGCGGGATCGGGAACGGCTCTGGCCCCACAACCTCGCGCCAGACGCCGCGCGCGAGGCCGAGGCAATCGCAGCCGACCCCGCGCAAACTGGCCTGGTCGTGATAGGGCGTGCCGAGCCAGGACCGGGCGACGGCAATGACGATGGAAGGATTGGCGGTCTTCACAACACCGCCCCCTCATGGCCACCGTCCTTTGTCGCGTAACGCAGGACTGCATCCTGTCCGGGGATGTGCGGGAACCCTCGGAAGTTGGCGACATTGGCGAACTTCGAGCCGCAAGTGGCGATCCGCTTGTCGCAGCCTGCCCGGACCACGATAGCATCCATCGCTGTGATCGGGCGCACCGGCGCTTCCAGCAGGGTCAGGATCGCCACCCCGTCGACGAGGTCATGCGACAGAACCTCGACGCGCCGCCCGGCGTTCGCGCCGGTCGACCATTCCACCAGCCCGAAGGCGAACCACCCTGCCGAGAAGGCGCCAAGGCCTGAAGCCGTGAAGGCCCGATCCCGCAGCACATCGATGACCGCGCCGGTCCCCTTGAAGGCCAGGGCATCAAGGTTCAAGCCACAGCGCGCATCGCCCAGCGCGGCGTCGCAGCTGGCCTGAAACGTCCGCCCCACTGTCTGGCCAAGGATGTGGGCCAGCGACCGCACCTCGGCCACGAAGGCCAGCCGCCCGCGCCGGATCTGACCGATGGCCCCGCGGCGTAGGAGCACGCGCTGCGCGGGGTTTGCCCAGTTCACCCGCCAGACCTCGACCGCCGCATTGTCCCACCGACCGTCGAGGATATCGCTCTCCGTGATCCGGTCAGACGACAGCACACCTTGCGCGTCCTGTGCATCGACGGATAGA